GTACCCGTAGGTATTCGTCCGTTGCTCCGTAATAATCACTTAGGGGCATCTGAGTGAGCACGTTAAACAAGTGCTCTTTTATCGTGGCGAATTCTGTTAGCGAGCCTATTTCGTAATCAATAGACTTCAGCCTGCTGATTCCGTCCGTCGCTGATATTTTTACATCAAACGGGAATTGCGCGAAGTCTACGCTAACAAGGTCAAGCAAGACGAAGCCTACCCACCACAGGGAGCCTTCACGCTCAATTCGTATCTTGTACTGTAATTCTTTTGCATCAATAAGGCCATCAAAAAGGGCCAACTCGGTGGCGTTACGAACAGCAAAAGTTATTGACATTTTAGAGGTCAACAGGTGCGCGTCTACGTCCTCCGTTTCGGATCGGTAGGTAAGTTTAGCGGAGCGTACACTTAGTAGCGTACCGCTCGCGTCAGGCGCTCCATTGTCAAGGTAGACGTTATAGTCTACGCCCGAAACACTTTCAACCGTCCCCTTTACTACTGTTGCCATTAGAATGAGCGATTGAATGATGAATTAGATTGGTTTAATAAGCCTCTCAGGTTTTCTCCGGATAGGATGAACTCTACTTGTCCACCGCCGCCACCACCGCCGCCAGCACGTTGGATCAGTGCGTCAAGGGTAGGGAGCGGCACGACCGCTTCCGGGCCTGCTTCACCGATAAGGGCAATTTGAGCGCCTGTGGTGATACCGCCGTCTGCGAGGGCTGGAATGTTGAGCGAGGTTAAAAGCCCTTGAAACAATGCGTTTGCCCCTGCACCTGCGGCCGCGCCAATTGGTATTGCCAAAGGGCCGAGAAACGCCGCATTAGTAAGCGCACCAGAAACGACGGCGGCAACACCCTGCTTTATGAAACTTCCAATTATAGACCTAGTGGCCCTTGCAAGTGCAGCCCCGAAACTGACGGCACCACTAGCCATCGAGTCAAATGCAGACTCTGCCACACCAGCCACTGCGGCTATTCCAAGGGCAAGCGACTTTTGGCCTGACGTAAACGCCTCGAACACCTTATTGAAAGTGATTCCTAGCGACTCGTAAAAAGACTTTGTAATTGCTAGTTTCTCGTTTCCTCTCTTTTGGGATTCGCTTTGCTCCTCTTGCTTTATCGTTAATTCTGCAATATCATTCTTTAGTGCTGTGACAGCCTCGCTTGTCGCTGGAAGGTCTTGCTCGTAAGCCTGGGCTAAGGCCTCGTTTGCTAGGCTTATTTTTGCTGCCAGTGGGTCAAACCCATCTCCGAAGAATTTAGCTTTCTTATTTACTTCTTCAAATGCCGTGCCTAGCCCATCCGTTAATTCTTTCCCCAATTCCTCGAAGACCTCCTGCATTCTTGTTACCCGATCCAAGCCTTTAATCTGCTTTATCTCTAAGCCGTCAAACTTGCTTTGCAGGAATTCAACGTTTGTGCCGCCTACAACGAACTCGTTGAAAAACGCGCCTATTTCTTTTCGTGCCTTGCTTGATAATTCCGTTACCGCGCCGAAGTCAATAGCTTCTATGGCGTTAGCGGTGTTTCGGTTGCCTCCGCCACTGCCGCCGCCTAATCCCAAAAGCTCTGTTCCGTCGCCGCCCGGTGTCGCTGTTGACCTTGGCCCCGATCCTTTACTCCCAAGCGCAGTACTGGTGTCCTCCCCCGCTAAGGTTTGGCTAAATACAGTAGCCGCCGCCTTCGCCGCATCAGCAGCAGTCCTTGCTACGACGGCAGGATTGAACAAGCTCTTTGAGAGCTTGTTATTAGCCGCCTTGAATTCTCCAGCAAAAATGTCAGATGCCGCACCAGCCACTAATTTAATGGTGTCTATAATAGCAATAAAGCCCTCAACAACAAAGGATATACCGCCCGCTATCACTGCGAACACAGCATTAAATACTTCTCCTAATCCAGAAAGGGAAAAGGAGAAATCAGGTAGTATCTTTTGAACTAGGTTTTTAATGCTCTCCGTGATCGGGTAAAGCGCCTGTGCAACCCTATCTAATTGCAGCCGGAAAAAGCCGCTATTTTTGTAGGCTTTTATGAAGGCAATTGTTATGAGCGCAATCGCCGCAATGATTAAAGTGATAGGACTTGTCAGCACCGCCATGACTGTGGTAAGGCTGGTTATTGATTTAATAAAAACCCCTATAAACCCAAGGACTCTTTGAATGATGCTTCCGCTTCCTAATTGGGCAAAGGCGCTAAACACAACACCCAACAACCCCCCTACTTTACCAAGCGGACCGCTCAATAATTTGAATCCCGAAATCAACAGCGGTAACGACTTAGCAGCCGCGCCCAATCCGAACGTAAGCGGGCCGACCGCAGCAGCAGCCAGAGCCGTGTAAATAATAAACTTTTGAACGTTAGGATTTAGATCGGCGAAGGCTTTCGAAGCATTGGTTACAAAGTCGCCTAAGCGTTGTAGATTCTGCTCAAGGTTAAGCACCTTTGCAATAGTCTCTCCTAGTGGCCTAATACCTACCTGTACCGCGTTAGCGAACGACTCGAACGACTTGGCTAAACCGCCTTGTACGTTTTGGAATGATTCGTTTGTTTCGATGGCTTTAACCGTTCGAGAAACAAACTCTTCCATTGATATGCCGGTGTCCCGTATAGCTTCAGCGGTAACGCCACCAAACTCTTCTTTTATAAGTGCTCCGATGGCAGGCATCCGGTCAAGGATACTGTTCATGTCTTCCTGCTCAATCTTGCCTTTACCGATGATCTGTGTGAACTGCCTAAGCACCCCGCCTACATCGTCAATAGATGAACCGGACACCGTAGCAGCAATACCCAGCTGTTTAATTGTCCGCTCCGCAAAGGCAGCACTTAAGCCAGCGCCCTGAAGTCTCTGAGCGCCCAGCGCTGCCGTTTTAAGGTCTAACGTGGTCCGCGTGTCAAGGACAATAGCGTTAAGCCGGTTGAAGGACTTAGCGCCGCCCTCTGCGGATCCGTTCAGGGCCGACAAGCCCTTTTCTAAGCGGTCAAACTCTGCAAACGTCTTGACTGCAACACCTCCAAGCGCTATGAGCGGCAAGGATATACGCGTCGTAAGATCGCGCCCAATACTCTCCGCCTTGAAGCCAAAGCGTTTAAGCCCCTTCAATGCACCGTCAAGCCCCTTGTTAAGGTTGCTAAGGTCTGTGCCTATCCGTACGCTCAAATCACTTCTCGACATTAGTTCAGGGTGTTTAGGTATTCTTGTTTAGCGCGTTCGTCCATCTTCCGCACTATTTCAGCGGCCTTCTCCTTGTCTATCTCTGCTATAACTGGCTTGCTTTCTTGCGTGTCCCAAGGCAGGGCCATGCAGTCGTTAGGCGAAAGCTTCTTGTAATGTGGGCGCATGGATGCGAACATCAATAGTTGCGTTTGCCTCCACCCTACCCGCTCTTGCTTCCGAAACTCAGAAATCGCAGAAATCAATTCCCCAGGTGTCAGGTCGAAAAAGTCAGCAAGGGACAAGCCGAGTACCCCAAGCGCTAAGGCTTGGAGGTCGGCTTCTTCTTTTTTGCTGGCAGCGTCTTTTGGATCGCTTCGCCCTTGGCTTCTACCTTCTTTTCAGCGATTGCATTAACAGCGTCACCGATTAGGCCCATGTTATCATCAATAGCATCCTCGATGTCTTCCAGTGTGGGGCATTCGCGCTCATCCCCTGTATAGCGAAGTCCAGAGCGGACAACGTTATGAATGAAGGGGGCCATTGCGTCAACCGGGAACTCTTCAGCCATCTTAGCCTCCAACTTCGCAACGTCCGTCATGTACTTGAGGGCGAATAGAGGAAGGGTGCGTTTGATGGCTGAAAAGTCAAACCGGACGGGCCAATCCTGCCCTTTGAAATTTACTGTACTCATGGGGTTGGTGTTTTATGGGATTATGCGACTGTACCGAAGGTTGGTGCGCCAATCATGGTCACAGTACCGGAAAGCGTGGCGTTTTCCTCCACTGCGGCACTGATTGAAATGTCAGAAATCAGGCCGTTTCCAGTTACCGATACATCGCCGGTTGCGTCTGTGGTGAACTTCCATGCAAAAGCGGTATCGCTTGAAAATTGCGTCAGAAGGGTTGCCATGCTCGCAACATCAGCGGCATTAAGCACTATATCTTCAGAGCCTAAGCCCTCAAAAGATAAACTGCCAGAACGCTGACCCGCTGCGCCGCCTGCATAGCCGCTTACGCTGTCTTTATCGAGGGTTTCCCGAATTTCCATTGAAAGGGACATCGTGCAACTGGTTGCGTGTCCCACAACATCACCAGCGACGTAGAATCGAAGGTTTGTACCATTAATTACTCCTGCGGTAGCCATAATTTGTTAATTTTAGGTTTTACGTGCTTTGTATTCTTGCACTGTTTGAAAGTATTTTTGCTCATCATCGAATGAGGCGTTTAGCTCATCATCGAATACCGTTCTTATTGTTTCGCCGCTGTCCAGCAATTGCGTTTTCCAGCTCAATGCCGATTTTACCAATCTGGCTACGGCGCTAGAATCGAAGTTGTTTTTGCCAACCGTCGTTACTTGAAAAACCCACCCGTTAGGGGCTGGTCCGTCTTGTGTCAGCGTTTCTTGTTCCTCCAACTGGCTATACACCACGTAAGGCGTTGCCGTGTTCTCAGGGGCCGTAACAGGGTATATCTTGCTGCCTACCAGCGCAGTTAGCGATGTATTCGTTGAAAGCAATTCGTATACTCCTGTTTCTGGATTCATTAGTTCGTTTTTATGCCGCGATTTCGTGCGCGACTTTTAATTGCTGCAAGGCTTGCGGCTGATACCTCATTCCTTATAGCTGGTGCGCTCTGGCTTAGGGCCGGAGCTAATACTCTGCGGTTAAATGCTGCCGCTGATCCGTAGATCATTGCGGCGTAGTAAGCGTCTGTGGGTTGTCCCGGTCCGCCGTATTCAGCCACCTTTTCCTTTCGAAATTGGGGGCCTACAAAAGCGTCTTGCGATTTCTTTAGCGTTAGCCTTTTTATAGACCTTCGCAGGTTACCGGGATTGTACTTGATGCTCTTAGTGCCCTCTTTACGGTAGTGCGGTTTATCAGACTCAGGGGCTAACCTTCGCGCCGACTTGACTACTGGCCTTGCAGCCCTTGTTAGAATCTTTCTACGGTCCCGTTTACTGTAGTCGCTAACCGATTTTTCAACCTTCTTTAGCCATGCTTCTATCTCCCGGTTAATTTCACCGGCGTTTCCTGGCGTAGGCATTAAGCGGCAGTTTTAAATTCCGAAATCTGGTAGCACTCAAGTGTTTGAAACTCCAGGAAATTGCCAGACGGTACAACCGCGTCAACCTCATAAATCTTCGTTTTGAACACTATCCGATCTGCGGCGCTGACTACTCCCGATTGCGTCCGGATGGTGAACTGTACAGATGTGCGGCTCGTTAGCTGCTCACTCCGTACCTTTTCGTCACTTGCTATCGTCAGAAATTTTACACCACACCAAGTCTCAAACTTGTCTGCGTAGGTTTCAATTACGCCGCCCATGTTGTCGCGTGTTGCTGTGTACTCTTGCACCGTTAGCCGTTCCCGCATTCTGCCCACTACATCCATTAGCTGAAGGTTTGTATACGCTCTAAGTCAAGCATATTATCAGCAAGGGTCCGCTTTGCGCGGGTGGGGTTTTCTCGGTTCGTATAAGCGTCAGTGACCTTTAGCAGGATGGCACCTATGACGACAGGGCTAACCGTGCCGCTGTTAGGTCCGCAGGTGTAAGTGACCTTCACCGTGCCGGGTCCGGTAGCCATGTCAACAGGCCAAGGCTCAACCGCTGCAATTCGCAACAGCACGTCGTCGATGACGCGGTAATCAGTTGCGGCAACGGTCGTCCACACGTTCAGATCATTCAGGTATTGCACCGACTCGACAGCAATGACAGGCCCGACCGTTGTCAGGTCGCCAAAGCAATCGAATAAGGCAATGCGGCGCTGATTGATTAGCGCAGTATATAGGTAGTTCTCGCAGTCTTGACGCGCGGCAGAAGTCAGGATATTAATAAGCGCGTCGTCGGTGTCGTAATCGACCCTCAACTGTGCTTTTGCTTCTGCGAGCGTAACCGGCTCTGCGGCGCTGTCAAGTGTTGTTATGTAGCGAGAACTACCTATCATTTATCGTTTTTCTGAGGCTTTCGCCCGGTTAGAAGTAGCTTTAGTGCTGCGCTTTGCAGGGGTTGCGGAGGGTTTGGCACCCTCCGCTTTTCCTACGTATTCAGCAATACCAGCAGCGACGTATTTCTTAGCCTCTTCTGGCGTCGCTTCATACACGCCACCTGAATACCAAGTCCTTTGGGGACCGGTCATTCCTTCTAGCATCTTAATTTTCATTAGGATGCGGCCATTGTAAGCTTCTTGATAGAAGTCGTGTCGAGCAAAGCGCCATCAACGCGCGTGTAAGCCGCGAAACCCTTCTGAAGGTTGGCGCTGTACAGCTCGTTCATTTCCATCATCGTCACATCTTTCACCATGCGAACGCGGTAGTTCTCGAAAGCACCGAAGGCAATAGGCGTAGTGCCTGCGGCTGCGTCTGGCATGTCGTTGTTGATGGTGTAGGGCTTGCCTTCGAGAAGGTCAGGAGCACCAACCTGCATACCTGCTTGCCACAGTGGGCGATCATCGGCAGAACCGATTGAAAGTTTGCGGATAGCGGCAAGGGTGGTGTCGTTGAACATCCACCGAGCGGTGTCACGGTAAGCGCTGTCAACGCTGTGCTGGACGTCGATCAGTTCGCCACGGGTAAAGGCTGCAACGGCTGTTGCCGTCTTGCCAGAACTTGCGGCAGTCAGAAAGCCGGTTGGCTTGCCTGAACCGTCGCCGGTCGTGAGGTGCTCGTTTACGATACGACCCAAGCGGTTAGACAGGAGAGGAAGCAAGACCTGCTCAAGGTTGATCGCGTTGTCCTGGATCAGCTGGTAGGACAGCTTCACGATGTCGGAGGTGTAGACGTAAGCGCCAAGGTTGGCGGTTCCAAAGGCTACATCCTTCACAGCCATAGCTGCATTCTCTGCAAGCAAGCGGCCTTTGATAGCCGTCTCGTTGATGACAGGGAAAGGCATTGAAGCGCCGTTGGAGGTTCTGATGACATCTGACACTTCCAGCATACCACCGAAGGCGGCCATTGCCATGATCAACTTGTCACCGAACGACTCAGGGACAGCATAGCCGCCAAGGTTGTCGGTTACGGTCGTTTGAGCGTCGGTGCCACGGGTAATCAATACAGCCCGCTCTTCGGGGGTCATTGAACCGTGCCCACGGCGCATCCACTTGTCGAAAGCGCGGGTGTAAGCTTCCGTACCGCCTTCGTTGCCAACCTGGGCATCGGATGGGGCGCGGTTACCACGTGCTTCAGCAGCAGCGTCAGCAATCAGTTCCTTGCTACGCTTAACTGCGCGATTGCGCTCAATCTGGCCTTGGACCAAATTGATGTCAACTTGGATTTTGTCCCACTGCTCGCTTTCGTCGCTCGCGAGAGCGCGGCCATTAGTCCGTGTCGCAAGGTCTTCTTGCAATGCAACCAGTCGGTTGCGCTCATCTAAGAGTTCCATTTCTGGTTTCATAATGCACTTGTTTATCTGCCGGAAACCGACAGGTTTTATGTTAAAATTTGTTCTTGTTAATTTGAATCTGACGTTGACGCTCTGCGTGTTCGATGGCAAAAACTTCTTCCTCTGCTTCGATGTCCGCCTTGGCTGCGTCTAGCGCTGCCTGTTCTGCGTCAATCGTGGCTTGTGCATCGGTATCACGGCGTTCC